GGCTAGGAATCTGGCGATTGGCACAGGCACTGTCGGAACTTGGGTAATCTATAACAACAGTTCCTATACCCTTAATGTTTATGCCGCTCTTTACTCTGGCGCTGTTGCGTCAATTCTTGCCGGTAAGACAGGTCTTGTGTTTAGCCCTGACGGATCGAACGTATATGAAGCGCCGAACAACTATGTTTTGCGCACCGGCGACACGATGACCGGCAGCTTGGCGCTCCCGTCAAATGGTCTGAACGTCGGATCAGGGCAGCTGCAAGTTTCAGGCGGCAGCGTCTTTTCGACCGGATCTTTTCAGGCGAACGCTAACGTCACGGCTCTTTCCGACGAGCGCGTCAAGGAGGACATCGAAACGATTGAAGGCGCGCTTGATAAGGTTCTCGCCATGCGTGGCGTGCGCTATCGCAGAACGGATATTGGCGAGACGCAGGTTGGCGTTATCTCTCAGGAAGTGCAGAAAGTTGTTCCTGAAGCTGTGATTGAAAGCGACGATGGCATGCTGCATGTCGCCTATGGCAATCTTGTCGGCGTTCTGATTAACGCCATCAAGGAACTTGAAGATCGTGTTCGTAAGCTAGAGGGCTAATATGCCGACATATCTTCCGGCCAGCGGTTCTATCAACATTAATGGCGGCGATTCGCGCGCTATCAATAACATCTTTGGGCCTGCTAACGGCGTTCCTGCAACAGGCAATAATCTTTTGGCCTATGTCGGCGTGCGTTGGTATAAAGCCGATGCATCGACGGGGACGTTCTCTGCGCCTGTGACCATGCCCGGCGACTTCTATGGCAAAGGGCCAATCAGTCCTGTGACGGGCGGCAGCTATAGCCTTTCGGCTCCTACTGGAGGTTCTTCTTCGGCTCCTTTCACCGTTCCCCTATATAGCATCATGACAATTACGCTTCGCGGTGGCGGCGGTGGCGGCGGTGGAGGGGACGGAAATAATAAAGCAGGAACCAACGGAACTCCGGGGAACACAAGTTCTTTTGCAGGAGGCTCTTATGGTTCGCCTGCTTTTGGAGGGTCTGGAGGCGCTTATAACGGCGCACCTAGCGGCCCTGCGGCATCAGGCGCCGGATCTGATGGAACCCCGCCCGGAGGAACTGGCGGCCCCTCTGCTTTTGCAGGATATAATGCTGGGCAGCCGGGCGGCGCTGGCGGCAGGTCTGTATTAACACTTTACAACCCCGTCCCCGGAAACCCGCCTCCTTACGGGCCTCCGGTTGGTTCAACTGTGACGGTTACGGCTGGCGGCGGCGCCCCCGGAGGCGCTGGCGCTGAGGGCATTTCTCCTTGGCCTTGGTTCCCCGGCTTTATTATTAACTCTCCCGGCGGCGGCGGTTCTGGCGGCAACGGAAGTGTCTTTATTCAGTGGTCTTGATTATCCGACCAAGTCTTCTTTGGCCGGATATAGCAAAGCGCGTAATGATCTTTGCAATATGATCCCTGAGACGTTCTTTCTCCGCAATATCTGACGGGCTTATCTTCTTCAGATATTATGAATCGGCAGGTAAATAGGCCAAGACGCATGATCGAAATGCCTTTCTCGCGTTCTGGCAGCTTTGGCTTATACATATCAATCTTTCCCGGATATATAATTATTTTCTAATCGTGTAGCAGCGGATATGCAGTGGATCTACTTGCTCGCAGGTCGCAGGCTTGGCCTTCTTTCCGCTATTATAGAATCCGCCGCCTTCCCATTTGTCCGTGCTGCAGCCAATAAGCAGCAGAGGCGCGGCTATAATCAATATCTTCTTCATACGCTCATCCTCTTCATTATCATGCCGAATACAGCAATCAGGCCGGCGGCAATAGAAAACCATACGATCATTTCGCCGACTTCTTCCTGAGACATCGGTTCTTTTTTCTTCGCCTTCGGCGCATCAATTTCCAAAGCCCGCTCAAGCGCCAGTTTCATGGCGAACCATTCTGCTACGCCATGATTGAGCGCGTCATCATATTCTTCTTGAGCCGCCGTGACGGCCTTATCAGACAGATATTTCATACGCGCCTCCTACTTAAATGGCGCCCCTGTCACCCAGCCGACGAGGCTGTTTCTGACGCCCTTTGTCACCGGCGTTACCCTGTGAAGAGTATAACTTGGAAAGGCGACGAGCGTTCCCAAATCGCGCTTTACGTTTCTTGGCTTCTCTTCGCCTGACGTCAGGATCTGCAGGTCGCCGCCTTCGTAGTCTTCCGGCTTCGACATTTGAACGACGATAGAAAGTTTGCGGATTTGGGCGCCAAAAGCCTTATCGATGTGCGAATCATACTTGCCAGTTGGCGCGACATATTGAGTGAACTGAAGATTTTCTGACAGACCAAATAGGTCAAACCTAAAATATCTATTGTTCAGTTCGTGGATATAGTAGGAGAGTTTTTGATAAAACCATTCCATGTGATCTGGCGACAAAAACGCGACGCCGCAGTCGCGAATCGATTTGTCTCCCGTAAAGCCATCCTTATCCGACAATATCGTGCCTAAATTCGGCGTATATTCCTTAGCAAGTTGCGTCACCTGCTCGCATTCTTCAGGCGTAAAGGCGCCATCCCAATAGGCAAAATCTTCTACATGGTCGTGATAAAGACCCCACGAAGGATTGCGCTGCTGCGGCCTAATAATGCGTTCAGTCACGGTCGCCTTCCTGATTTTCTATATTTCTATAAACGGTAATTTCTTCCTTTGGATATATGGGCTCCCCTGCGCCCTTCCATTTATACATGCTGGCGTAGCAAGCATGCGGATATCCAAGGTCTGTTTCGAACTCCCAGCCTAGTTCTTCGAACTGCTTTTGCCGGCTGTGTGGCACATAGCAGAATACCTGATCAGCCATTTCCCGCCCCGAAAGATCTGCGCCCCGTCTTGAGGGACAGGGCGCAAATTATATCTTATTTTTCTGTTTTTGGAGATTGCGTCGGCATCTTCGCCTTGATGGGCGAGACGTTCGAAACTTCTTCGTCTTCCATCTCGCCGATCTGCGTCAGGGCCTTTTCAACAGCTGAAATGGCCGCGCTGGGGATCGACTGCTTCGACGAGACAAGCGGGTAAGCTTCCGCGCCAGTCTCCATCGCCTCAATGTGATCCATGCGCTTCAGGACGAGATAGATGGCGTTCTGGAGACGACTATCAGCGTCCGTCCACTGTCCCGTATCGCGGTTATGCGCGACACGCATTTCCCGAACGGCATTGGTGGAGATCGAACGCGCGCGATGATCCAGCGCGTCAGAAGACATGATAGAATGTTCGTTAATTGTTGCTGCCATGATGTTTGTCATCTTCGATGTTCCTTTCTGATTTCAATTTAGGCGTATCGCCAAATCCAAAATTTCTATTTCCGTTTCTTACGATGCGCTCCTTTCGCATGTCGATATAGACCAATAACGCTATAATTGACGCCACGCTTGCGATTGTGAGGAGAAACACAATCGTCGCGATTTCAATCATCCTACTTCCTCCCTGAACTGCTTCATGAAAGCAGCATAGTTTATGGCGTCGTCATAGCTATCCGAATAGCAGGGATCCTCTGGGATGCGGCCGATCTTGGTCGCAAAGAGGAAAACGGCTACTTCGTATCTTGTCACCGGGCGAGCCAGAATAACTTCAGCAATACGGGCGATTCGCTCAAAGTTCAACTCCGGCGGCCCATATATTTTGCCGCGGCTATCCAGAAGTTCTTGCGCCTTCTGCAGCGTCTCTTTAGCTGTGTTGCTCATAGGCGTTCCTATTCGTCAGAACCTTCACCTTGCCGATGTATCTATAGTTCAGCGCAACATGGCCGCGGCTATAATAGTCAGCATTAGCGCGAGGATCTTTGTAGAACTCTTCAACAATAATAAACTCATTAGACGACAGCGCCTCCAGAAATGCTTCCAGACTTTTCGAGTCGTGCTCAACAGTCATCTGATGAACAAGATTGTTTGAGTAGCTTGGCATGTTCATCGTGATGAGAAAACGCATGTCTATTCCTTGTAATTAATGAGAAGAGACGACGTTGTCGGTCGACCAAGACAATACCATAGTTAATGATACCGTCGTCTCTTCAGCTTGGCGGGGACAGGCAAGACGTGCTTGCCCATCCCCTATCTCGCAGATTAACCGAAGTCGTCGTCACCGCCTGCAGGAGCGGCGACCTTGGTCGATCCAGTCGACGGCGGGGAAGACGGCTCTTCGCTGGAAGAAGCAACCGACGAACCACGCGCCACATAAACAAGATCATCAGGACGCTTGACCCACGAGACGATCTTGAAGACGGGAACGTAGTTCGTCGACTTCTTCTGCCCTTCCCCAGAAGTCTTGGCGTTGACGCCATCAAGAGCGATCACAGGCAGCTTGCCCGCGTTCTCCTTGACGCCAGCCTCATACTCAACATGCAGCTTCTTCGCCGCATCAAGAAACGCGCCAGCGTTAGAAGCGATCTCGCGGATGTCGCCGCCGCATTCCTTCGCAAGCTTGATTACGAAACGCACGCCGGGCTTGTAATCTCCCTTCGGATCTGGAACCGGCTTGCGGTCATAGAAACGCGACAGGCGGAAGTCCGGCGCCATACCGGCGGCAAACTTAATAAAGCCGACCTCGACGTTCTCGAAATCAAAAACGGCCTTAAAGTTATTCGTGATGTCGGTCGGGATGCTTTCGCCGTTCTCACGATCAACGCGAGAAATTCGGCCCGCACGGGCGTCGTATTTCACGATTGGCAGGAAGTCCCCACCGCCACCAGAGCCGACATTGTCGAACATGCCATCAAAACCAGCCATTGTTTTAGCCTTTCACAAAATGCAGCGATCTAGCCCGCTGCTTGCTCTTGCCCGCTATTGGGCGAAGCTTGTTAACGCAGGTCGGGATATATCTCCCGGATCTGCTGCGCGACTTCTTCTGGCGTCTCAGACACCATGAAGTAATCGTGATTTCCCATCATATACACTGACGTATATTTCAGATCGTCCTTGCGATAGAACGACGCAATATTCTTGCAGCGTATATGCGCTGGCGCTTGACTGTGATGCAGCGTCAGCGTGATAAAGCCGATATCGTGCATTTCATCTTGTGTCATATTTTCCAAACCTCATAAGCAGCCTGACGCATCGCCGGGTCATTGAAATAGAAGCTTTCGAGATCCGGCACAACAATCGACGCAAGTTCCTGCGGGTCTTCGCTGATAGACAGAAAGCGCTGGATCGTCATGGCGATGTTCTCTAGCGCTCTCACATGCTCTTGCACGTTCTCAAGCCGATATGTCGCGCACTTCTTTGGCGTGACATATGTGAGCCGGGCGTCAACATCTCCGCCTTTAGCTGCAACATAAAGCGCGACTTGACGTGCATGAGTAATCTTGATTTGAGATGGAAGCGCATGTGTCGTTTTCAGATCGATTAGAATTTTGTGGTTTGCCCATTCAACGTCATAGAAACCGATGAGCGGGACGAGCAAGCCCTCGACTCTATATTCGATCTTTCCCTGCGTTGAAGTCGGTCTGCCATACGGTTTAAGTTCCGCGAGGCCCACCTTAACCATTTCACCAACAGCCGCACGCTCTTTCTCTCGACGCGGGTCGCTGGACATGGCTGTAAGACGCCAGAACTCTTGGTCTGCATGCTTGATGCATTCTTCTGTGGTCGCATCTGTCGTTAACCCTAAAACGACGCCTGATTCTGTCGCGGTTCCACGGTGCGCTGCCGGGCCAACTTCGCCTTTACGCTTCAGTATCTTATCGATAACAAAAGCAGCCGGGCTGGCGGCGTATGTATTGATGGATGACGGGGATAAGTGCGCAATCCCGTGGCGCTCAAAACAGTTCGTCAATGTAGCCTCAATGTCGATTCGATGCCCGACCGTAGCGGAGCCGAAAACAGCCGTCAAGCCTCCCGGATATCCACATTGACAAAAAATGCGACTCGCGCTTACGGTCTAATTCTCAGTCGGCCCGCGCCTCCCGGTCGATGGCTCCTTTGCCGTAAGAAGCGGGTCGGCTGAGAATCTCTTGCGAGCATTCTCAGAATGCAAGCAAGCTGAGACTTATTGATATGGAGATAGATATGGCGCAGAACACTTCGCATGCTGTCATGGCGCAGCGCAAAGAACCATTAGATAGTTTGGATGACTTTCCGACGCCGCCTTGGGCGACGCGCGCATTATGCGAAAAGATATTATGGATGAGCCCAAATAAAAAACAATGGGACTGCTGGGAGCCGGCATGCAATCGCGGCTATATGTCTAACGTATTAAAAGAATACTTTGAAACAGTTTATTCGACAGATGTTCATGACTACGGTTATGGCGGCATTGAGGACTTCCTACAATGCAGGCCGAGCGCCAATGTTGCATGGATTATAACTAATCCTCCCTTCAAAAATGGTGCTGAATTTATTGAGCAGGCGCATCGTCATGCGCGACGCGGCGTCGCAATGCTTGTCAGAACTTCCTTCCTTGAAGGCGCAGACAGACACAGACGTATTTATACGAACATACCACCCTCCACAGTCGCGCAATTTGTCGAGCGCGTTCCCATGATTAAAGGGCGCCTTGATAAGAAGGCGTCGACAGCAACTAGCTATTGCTGGCTGATTTGGGATAAGCTTGCGCAAGGAAGAACGACAGAATTGGTATGGATCCCGCCATGCCGAAAAATGCTAGAGAAAGAAACAGATTATGTCTAACGCCATTTGCTTTATGGGCGTCGATCCCGGCATATCGGGAGCAATTGCTTTCTATTACCCGGAACATCCCGACAACGTCGCGGTCTACGACATGCCGTCTATTGGCAAGGAAGTGAACTGCGCGGAATTGACGGCGCTCATAAGACAATATCGGCCAGATTATGCAGTCGTTGAATCTGTTCATGCTATGCCGAAGCAAGGCGTCAGCAGCAGCTTTAATTTTGGCATGTCTTACGGCATGGCGCGCGGCGTCATTGCTGCATGTGGTGTCCCGCAGCAGCTGGTGGCGCCGACGAAGTGGAAGAAGTTCTTCGCCCTCACTGCCGACAAGGATACGTCTCGCCGGCTGGCGATACTGACTTGGCCCAGCAGCGAGCACTTCAACAGAAAGAAAGATGACGGGCGGGCGGAAGCGGCATTGTTGGCTGTCTATGGAGCAAAGACGCAAGGATGAAATTGTCGAACGAAAACTCAATAAATTGGAATTTAAGAGATCTATCTAGCGCTCTTAAAATATCCGAATCAGCCGTTCTTCGCTTTTTACGCGATGGTCGCAATAGCGCGTTCCTTCTTAAATTCAGGATTGCAAATGAATTGAATATGTCTCTTGTGGAGGGCCACAATGCTCCGGCGAATCTTATCGCGGCTAACGGCGAAATCTGGAAGATAAAGACATGCACCAAGATAAGCGGCGTTTCTTTCTGCAGGAACGCCATGATCGGCAAGGGGCGAAAGTTTAATGTCAGCGATTTTGTCGAAGACCTTAAAGACGTAACCGGATTCATACTTTGCGATTTAGAAGGGTTCCCCACTGTGCGCATTTATAAAATAACGTCCAAGGATGTTCAGGTCTTATTCAACCGCGGCGTCATCCCGGAGGGTAGAATGAAGTATTCTAACTTTATAGCCATGACATAAAAAAGAAGCCCCGCGCGAACGGGGCTCGGGCGGAAGCGGCTCTATTGGCTGTCTATGGGGCGAAAACTCAGGGGTAATAAAATGATAGATGATGCTGTTATGGAACATATAAAATCTAACTTCACTTTTGAGCAGATTGTGAAAATGTGGCTAGAAACGCAAGAAAGCGCAAATCAGTTACAAAATTTGGTTGAGGAAATGCAATTCGAATTAATATTACAATCAGGCAAAAAAGATTAATCATAAAAAAGAAGCCCCGCGCGAACGGGGCTTAGTCAAAGAGAGGAAACGCACAATGAAGAAACCATTGAGCAAGATATTTGTATCATTGGTCTCATTATAAATCAAATCGAAATAGGAATATAAAATGCTGCCCGACTTTGATGAAGAATTTGCGAGTCTGTCCGACTACGCATCTATGTATCGCTCGCTTGGATTGCAGGTCGTTCCTGCCGTCTATCCCGGCCGTAACGCCTTAAACTGGAAGCGACCAGCGCTGCAGAACTGGCGCGAATATCAGAACGAACTTGTCGATGGAGCGACGTTCGAGAAGTTCTTTCATGGCGTCAATCTCAATAAAACAAACATCGGCATTCTGACAGGCAATTGCTCGACGCGCGTCTTCGTCGTCGACCTTGATCTCCATAAAGGCGGCGATTGCGCCGTCTGGTGGAGTTGCTGTCTCGACATGCAGGACAGCGCCGGCGAACTTGATACGCCGACGCAGATCACAGGCGGCGGCGGTCTGCAACTGTTCTTCCGGGCGCCAGAGAACTGGAATCCTCCGACGATCAAAACCAACATCGGCGTCGATATCCGCGGCATTGGCGGCTTCGCCGTCATCGCGCCGTCGATGCACGAAAGCGGCAAGCGCTACCGGTGGGAGGAAGGCAAAGAGCCGTGGTCAATCGACATCGCAGACGCCCCGCAATGGCTGTGCGAGCAGATCGATCTCCTTGCGCAGGAGCATGGCGGTCATGCGCCAAGCGCCGGCGGCGTCAAAACAGCAAGCCCGGATCATATGTCTGATGGCTATGGGCATCTGATCGACGGCCGCGAAGACTACATGGCGAAGATGATATGGGCGCGCGTCGTCGACCTGTATCGCGATGCGCCGTTTATCAGTGATGAAGTTGGAAACAAGGAGCGGGACGCGCTTTTCATCACTTATGTATCAAAGGTTGATACGCGCCTGCCGCCGTCTGCGCTCTCAAAAGAGGATGCTCTTGAGCGTGAGGGGCGCGGCCGCACAGCATTCAATCACAAATGGTCGGCGGCCATCCGGCAATGGGATGACAAGGTAAGCGAGCACGCGAAAGAGCCGAAGCGCGAGAGGAAAGTTCCATATCAGTCTTTCGAGGAACAGATCCGCGCTGAAATGGAGAAGAATGTTCTGCCAGACGAGGAAGAAGAGCCTCGACCAGCGGAAGAACCTTCCGCAGAAGAGCCCAAAGAAGAAGAAAAGAAGCAGCCGGAAGATGATTTTTCGGAAGTAAAAGGTCTGCTGGAGATCCTAGATCTCAAGGCGATCATGGCGCTGCCGGATCCGACATGGCTCATCGACGATCTTTTCATCGAAGACGCGACGGCCTTCCTGTATGGGCCGCCCGGCTGCGGAAAGTCGTTTATCGCGCTCGACATGGCCTTTGCGCTTGCCTGCCCGTCAATCACGCATTGGTGGGGCAGGAAGGTCAATCGGCATGGCCCGGTGATCTATATCTCCAGCGAGGGCACAGCCAGTCTGAAGTTCAGATTAATGGCCCTAGAGGACAAATACGGCATCCCGCACGGCGAGGCGCCCTTCTACCTGATCCGCCGTAACCTGAACTTCCTCGACCCCAAAGACATCATCAACGTCATCAAGGCGGTCAAATATGAGGTGGTCAACAAGCTTGGCGTAAACCCGGTGTCAATCTTTATAGACACGGTCTCAAGGGCCATCCCCGGCGCCGATGAGAACCTGCAGAAGGATATGACCGTCTTCATCAACGCCATCGGCATCCTGAAGCAGACGTTCAATTGCATGGCGACCGGCGTTCACCACCAGAACAAGGACGGCGGCACGCAAATGCGCGGCTCGACGACCCTCGCCGGCGCCGGCGACGCCAATATTCAGGTCGAAAGAGAAAACGGGGTCATGATCGGCCAGATCCACGCCCGCAAGATCAAGGATTCAATCGACGGTTGGTCTGAGGACTTCGAATTGAAAAAGGTCGTCGTAGGCTTCGCAGGATCGTCCCTGATCGTCGATAAGCCGGTCGTAGCTACTAACACAGTCGGAACGCCCGTAGGCGCATCAGCGGCCGATTTTGGCGGCCAGCAGGAAACCGGCTTTACGACCATCGGCAGGAAGCTTCCTGATGCCGTTTGGAAGGCGATATTCGATGAGGTCGACCAAGCCAAACAGGAAGGTATTCCTTGGAGCGAGTTCAAGCAGTCAGGAAGCAGATACGCCGGAACGAGGATTATGGAGATTATTTATTCTCACGGGATCGACACAATGAACGAATCGGACGCTGATGCGATTGTTCGAAAGCTGACCGGAAAACTTTACCTCGTCACCGTCGAATACATGCACAACAAGATGCTCAAGAAGGGTCTGGAAGTTAGAAACAGACCGTCTTTTTCT